AAATTCAGTTCTTTTCCGGTGAACGTCCAGACAATATTCGTGGTAACACATTCGACTATCTAATAATAGATGAGTATGCTTTTACACGTGCAGAATTATGGAGTGAGGTTCTTTCTGCAACTGTCCTTGTAAAAGGTAAGAAGGTTATATTTATATCCACTCCAAAGGGTAAGAATCACTTTTATAAGATAAGCTTACAACCTAACTATGATGAACGTTATAAGTACTTTCATTATACGTCCTTTGACAATCCTATGATTGATCCAAACGATTTAGAAGAAAGGAAACGTAACCTCCCAAGCCACATCTTTGAACAGGAATATTTAGCTAAGTTTATAGACAATGCAAGTGGACTATTTAAGAATGTGGACCAATCAGTATTTGAAGGTACAGAAAACAAAGGGAATCTTTATGGTGGTTTAGATATTGGGCGTGCAGACGATTACACCGTTTTAACTATACTGAATTCTAACTATGAAATGATTTATGTAAATCGTTGGAGACACTTAGAATGGTCCAAGATAATAGATGAGGTTAGCGAAGTTATAAAGCATTATAACGCAAAGGTAATGGTTGAGGTAAACAACCAAGGTGATGTATTCTTTGAGATGCTTCAAAATCGAATCTATAACCATGTAGAACCTTATGTAACTTCTGTAAAATCTAAGCCTATAATGATAGAGGATTTATCGGTATTATTTGAGAATAAAGAAATAAAAGTATTAAACCAAAACTGGCTAATAGATGAACTAAACGCTTTCACTTATGTATACAACGAAAAGACCAGGAGAGTGCAATATGGAGCACCACAAGGTGTACATGATGACGGTGTGATGTCGTTAGCTTTAGCAGTACAATCAATTAAAAACATATCAAATGGGTATTTTGAGGTATATTAATATTAAAGCGCCAAAGTCAATGAATGACTTAAGGATTGAACATTTACAAGCGTTGACTAATCCAAAGTTCACGACTGGTAACTTAGACTTAAAAGATATAATAGACTTTTTAAGCGTGTTAACAAGCGGTACAGTGAACGAATTAAAGAAAGTGAATATATCAGAGCTAAAAGATATTTACGTGCATTGCATATCTTTATTTAAAGATTACAAAGTAACAGAGCCTGAGAAAGAAATTGAGGTACTCGGACAAAAGTATGAGTTAGTAGACCCTAAAAAAGTTGGTGTTGGTTGGCACATTGATGTAAGCAATTCAGATATGCAAGCGAACCCTGCAAGGTTAGTAGCTTTGATGTATATTGAGAAAGGCACGAATTACGGAGATTTAGACCAAAACGGGAATATGATATACTCTAATCAAGAAAGGGAAAAGATATTTAAACAACACATTCCTTTGCCTATCTACTTAAACGTGGTAAGTTTTTTTTTGCGACAATCAATCGTATTAATCGAGAGTTATACGGAGAACCAAAAGAGGACGAAAATAAGACTGATAAGAAATCTAATAGGTTTGCGTGGGAGAAAGTAATACACTTTTTAAGCAAAGAATATAATACAAGTTGGGAAGACATAGTAAAATGGAACGTATATAAATTCAATCATAGGTTAAATTTTATTAACTTTGAAAAACAACAAGAAATAAAGACGATACAACGTGGCAGTAGAAGTTGATGTAGTTAATAATATTGATTTTGGGGAGGCTGAGGCAATCCTTTCTAACAAGTCGGACAATCCACTTGCTCAACTATTATTCGACCTTACAAACGAACTTATTGCAGATTTATCGAAGGAATTAGACAAACATAGAGCTACTGGTAATTTAGCATCTTCAATCGTACCTACGCAGCTTAATCCTGCTCAAATAGAAGTAACAGCACCTTACTATTGGAAGTATTTAAATTACGGTGTAAATGGTACACAAGTAAACAGGGGTGCACCAACACACGGTAAAGCTCCAAAGACTGAGAAAACATTTTATCAAGCTATAAAGAAATGGTTATACGATAAAGGTATTACACCACCAAACGGAATAACCAAAGAGCAATATGCTGGAATGATTAAGAATTCAATAAGAATGAAAGGTATTGAAGCTACTCACTTTTACGATAAAGTTGTAACACCGCAACGAGTGGAAGAAATGAGTAAACCTATCTCGGCACTGATAAAAGAATCTATAATAACGATAATTAAAAAACCAACGACATAATGAGTATAGCAGTAACCCAATTACCAGCATATGCAACACCCTCTGATAATCCTATTATCTTTCAGTTTAAACAAACATTAAGCGGAAAGTATAACATATCATTTGTGATCGGTGTGTATGTTTCGAATTCTTACGTTGGAACGTATGAGGTATATCCTGAATATACAGATGCAACGTATGCCTATGGGAAATACGATGTAAGTAATATAGTATCTCCTTATATATCTACTCAGCTTATAAAGACCTATTCAAGCTCTTTAACTGTATTTGCAAATGGTGGGAGTGCGGATGTATATATCAATGTAGTAGAGAAATATTCAACAACACCATCAGGCACAATAACAACAGGGGCAACTGCAACGAGTGGTACAATTGGAGTATTTAAAGCGAAACTTTCAAGAGATGAATTTTTGAATTGGGACTATACTCAATATAAAAAAGGATTGACAAACAAATTTCTAACAGATAGAGAATATACTTATTATTCTGCAGTTAGTTGTAACCTATATACACAAACATTAAAGAAAGAAGATAGCACATCATTCAGTTGGATTGACAACACACCGATTGATACGCCTGCGACATACGTAGTTATTTATTATTACTACAATGGTACAACACTATTAACGACAGCAACACAAGCTCTAACAGCGGTTAATCAAAGCTTAATAGGTTGCGTTTACTTTAATTTAGATCAACACGTTAGTTTAGGTTATTTGACAAGTGGACAGGCTACAAGTTGTACAAGCGTATGGATGCTAATTAACGATCCTGTATATGATGAACTAATAGCACCTATCAATATTATTAGATTCGATGATACTTGCTTTTACAATGGAGCTACTTTGAGATTTATGAATAAATATGGAGCTTATGATAACTATCTATTCACGTATAACAAGAGATATTCAGCAAGCGTAAAATCATTCGAGTTTGAACGTTCACAAGGGAGTTGGAGTAATGGTGTATATTCATTAAGTAAAGCCAATACAGGGCGTTTAAGCTACCTAAAACAAACAACTAAGAAATTACAATTGATTTCAGATTGGTTAGACGAAACAACGCAAAATTGGTTAACTCAACTATACGATAGTCCTGCGGTGTATATTAACGAAGGTGAAGAAAATGAAAGTATAATTATCACGAATTCGAGCTATCAAATCAAACAGGATAAACATGATGAGCTATTTAATGAGATTGTTGAGATTGAATTTACACCTGAAAACTCTATAAGACTATGAATTCAAAACTAATTGTAAACGGCATAGAGCTTGATTTATCTGAGAATATAGCTGTACCTTTGAACTTATCGATAAGTGATGTTAAAGAGCCTGAAAAACGTAAAAGAAGCTATTCTAAAAGCATCAAATTAGAAGGTACATCGAATAATATGCAGTTCTTTATGAGTGCTTATTCTTTGTCAATGGATGTATTACAAAGTTCAAATGTATCTTTTAATCCGGCAATACGTAATCCTTGTGAATTTTACAAGAATGACTTGCTTATTTTCAAAGGTAAGTTGAAACTAAACGAAGTAATCATTCAGGATAAAAACTATTACTTTGATTGCACTTTGTTTTCAGATGCGGTTGATATATTTGCAAAGCTTAAAGAAAAGAAATTAAATGAATTAGATTGGAGTGAATACGATCATACTTTGACAAGGGATAACGTTGTAAATACATGGATGCAAGGCGTACACGTTAACGGAGTGTTTACACGTAATTTCGGAGCTGACTCATACGGTTATCAACCACAATCATTTGGTTATATTTATCCGATTGTAGATTATGGTTATAACAAGCCGAGTACCTCTACATTTAGAACTAATCAATTGTATCCTTTTGTCTACGTTAAAGAAGCGATTAAGAAGATATTAAACGAAGCTTTAGAAGGTGAGAATATAGAAGTAGATTATACGACTTCGTTTTTTACGAGTGCCAATATGCAGAAGCTTATATATGGTTTTGGAGGTGGTGATGTAATGAAGCTGAATTCAACCTATTCAAACGATATGAAATTTGAAGCAGATGGTTTTATATCGTCTCAAACAATAACTGGTTATCCAAGATACTACACCGATTTAAATGGAAATAAACAATTAAAATATTTTGAATTCAATAATGCTTATAACATATTTGATAATGTATCATTACCAACTCAAAATATAAATTACTTAAACTCAGCAACAGGATTGTTGTATATAAATGCAACTGGTCTTTATGATATAAATTTATCAGGAAATTTAATATATACTCATGGTGGATTTAATAGTACTGGATCGTACAATGTTCAAATATATGTAGATGGAATTGTAATAAAAGAAACAAGAAGAACTATGAGCAATGGTACGTTATGTTCAATTTCTTTAAATACAAACCTTAATTTAAAAGCAGGTCAAAAAGTTAAATTTAATATTGAATTTTTTCTAAACAAAAAAGATGGTTCGATAGTTACAGTAGATGTAAATGACATTCATTTAACATTGACTGCAAGAGACACTATTGTCGATGGCTCACCGATAACATTAAATAATTCATTGCCTGACATTAAATGTTCAGAGTTTTTAAAGGGTATAATGAACTTATTTTATGCCTATATGAGTGATCCAATTTATAATGTAGTTACAAATAAGTCTACAATTTATATCGATACGTTTAATAACTACTATAAAGCACCTTCAAATTACGATGATTGGACAGATAAAGTTGACTATCAAAGAGAAATAACCATACAAAGCAATTCACTTGTTCAAGGTTCTAACTACATTTACAAGTTTTCAGAGGAAAAAGACTTCTTAAACAATGAATATAAACGTTTGACAGGCTTAAATTATGGTGAAAAATCCATCCAATTAAGCACATGGGCTACTGGTGATGTTAAGATTGAGCTACCTTTTAATACCTATGTACCTTATAAAGTAGAGAATACTAACTTAATTTACCCTTTAATAATAGATAAATCAATAGATACGACAGGAAAAGAAACAATAAAGCCGTATAAAGGGAAAGGAATGCTAACATTTTACAACGGATTTCGAACAGAGCCGATAACAATAAGGAATACTAACGATGACACTCAAATAACTTATACTGTATATCCTTTCACACATCACATAAGGTATCGAGAAAATCAAAATTTCGAGCCTTTATTTGATTTACACTTTGCATCACGCAATTACACATTTGATGGGTTACAGGTTATACCGGATCAAAAGAACACGTATGATTATTATCATGCAAGATTTGTAAATGAAATGACCTCAGAAAATTCTAAATTACTATCTTTATACTTGAAACTAAATTATAAGGACATTCACGATTTGGACTTCTCAAAATTGAAAATGATTGACGGCATTTTATACAGACTAAACACAATTAAAGATTTTGATTTAGATGCGTATGGAACTACTCAGGTTGAACTTCTTAAATACTTAGGTTAATGGATATTCCTCAATTACAAACGATTCCGTACAATGATGATTATTCATTGATGATATTTCAAGATGATTTTCAAACAAACGCAACGTTTTTTTATACATCTAAGTTGTATGGTAACAACGTATTGTTAAATAGTACTGATACGTATAACGGAGAGTTTAACACCCAATTGATTTACGATAATAACTCGGTAATTGATTCAGGTGCAAAGGCTTGTTTATCTTTTGTAGATTCTTTGGATGGGTATAGTGATTATTATTTACCCTCTATAGATGAATTACAAGCGGTTTTAAACGCTGGTTATATAGAGAGTGGAGCTTACATGATTTGGACATCCACAGAGTATGATATAAACGAAGCTTATGCTTTGAATGTAGACACAGGGTTGTTTGAAGTAACTTTAAAATCTGAGACTTTATACGCTATGCCTATCCGCAAAATGTATTTAAGTGACGTTATAACAATTGAACG